AATACTTGAACCTTAAAGGTATTAACAGTTGTATTAGCAATTCCTACCCACTGACCATAAATTGGATCATTCTTTCTTGGGTAAGAATGAGTTGTAAGATTATTATCCTTATCACATGTAAATGTTAGTGATCTTTCTGCAATTTTGATCTTATCACCATTATGGAATCCATGACCATTGATAGTAAGAGTCATAATACCCGTTGTTGGGTTATATGCTGCATTATTTACAGTATGCTCTGTTCCATCAGCAATAATTGCAACAGATGTATCTGTAATAGTGTCTCTATTACGAGGATAGGTATGAACTTCGGTACTCATACCACAAGTCATTCCCAGGCCAGTTAATGCAATATCAGCACCAACTTTAAGTTTATGACCTAGTAATACACTACCACCACTCACATAAGTTGATGGAATAGTAGATATTCCTGCATTAAAGACTAATGTATTTGCATTTGGAGCAGATATAAGCTGGAAGGTATCACCTGTTGGAGAGTTTTGAGCATCTCCTGGGAAGATATCTGTTGTAATACCAACCTGAACAACACCACCACTATTCCAAGTATGTCTAATACTTGTTACACCAACATTAGTAGTGAATGACGTTGCTGCTACACCAATAGTCTTGAATGAATATCCTTGTGATCCATCTGGGAAGACAGATGTAGTAAGACCAGCATTAACTGTACCACCAGACACATAAGTATGTACTAAGGTTGAAATTCCAGCATTAAATGTAAATTGATTTGATGCTGGTTGTGTAATTACTTTAAATGTATAACCTTGAGATCCATCTGGATATACTGAGTTACCAAATGCACAGTTAAGACCAATATTATCTAATCTAACCTCACTACCAACTCCAATAACACCTGCAATAGAAGTTGCGGTAGTTACAGTACATAAACCAGTTAAATTATCATACGTAAAGTTATTAACACCAAATTGTTGTCCATATCCTTCAGCACCACCAACAGGACATGTAAAGTTTAATTGTCTTAGTTTAACATCATCAGTAGCAGTTAAACCATGATTACCAACAGTAAAGATTGTAGCAATACCTGTTGTATGATCATATTGAGCACTATGTACTGCAAATGTTTGACCATAACCAACACAAGTCATAGCAATACCAGATAATGCAAATGTTCTACCTATTGCAGTCTGTTTAACAATTCCATGAGGAGTTGCTGTGGTAATAGTTCCAATACCAGTAGTATTTGTATAAACAAAGTCGCTAACGTTAACAGAAGTAATTCCTGTTGTTACAGTCATAATACCAGTGGTATTATCATAAAGTGCATTGGCAACATTGATTGGTGGATAGTAATCACAAGTAAATGCTGCACCAACAATAGTAATTTCTTCACCAAGACTCAAACCATGTTTTTGAGTAGTTTGTACAGTCGTTATACCAGTAATTGAACTATAACCAACATTAATAATATTTCTTGGTTTATAGAACCTCTCAACCTTATTGATAGTTACATCAGTAACATGACCATCAAGTACAGTTGCATTACCAACATAAGTGTAACTTGCTATTCCTACACTTCTAGTTTGAATAGCAACACCAACAGTCTGTAACCCAGATCTATATCCAGATCCAGTTAAACCAATACCAATAGCAGTAACAGTACCTGCACTAGAGACTACAGCAGTACCACCTGCAGCAACTAGTGGTTGGAATCCATAACCATCAGTTGATCCAACACTAACAATAATTCCACCTCTTGGAACATCATTAACATTAATATCTTTGTTCTTACTATAATCAGATACCTTACCATTAAATCCTAGAAGTGTTTGTGTATCACCATTATGCTGTTCAATCTTATAATCACCAGGAATAGTTGTAATTTGGTTACCAAGTCTTTGTGGACCTTGGAATATGTCATTTATTAATATAATTGCATTACCAGCAGTAATTGTATCAATATCTTGTCCCTTATCCTGTAAAATAAATGATGTTGTAATACCATTGAATTTTGTTGATAAATCATCAAATACAATGTTATTATCATATGCCTTAACAAAACTAGTAGTAAATGCTTCGTTAATTGAAGACCTTAAGAATACCCTACCACTAAATCTACTGCTAGTTGTAAGTCCTGTATAGTCAATATTATTGCTTGTACCAGTTGTTCCCATTCCAACTGGAATATCACCCCATAATCCTTCACTAAAATGGAGATCGTTATCAACAACATTATAGTTACCAGTAAACTTAGTAATAGTTGAGAATCCAGCATGAGATGCTGCTAAAGAACCCATCCATGCCCGTTTAACAGACATTAAGTTATTTGGTTTATCAATACCAGAGACAAGCATTATCTCGTCTTCTATCTTGACTAAATCACCACTGAAGATTGAGGTTATACCACTTACATTAATTTCTGTAGATCCAATACCAACAGCAATAGATCCTACAGCAGTTGTGACTGCAGTGGATACAATTGGAGATTGAATTGTACCATTAACTGTTATAAGTAATCTATTATTTGGACTCCTTCCTCTAAACCTATGAGTAGTACCAATACCAACACTGTTTAGTCCAACAACTACAGGATTGAATCTAAGAGAATCTGTAGCAGATGCTGCAACTTGTATTTTCTGATTGTCTAATTTAACAACATGGAATGTTCCAGGTAATTTAGTAGTGGTTCCAATACCTGGTCCAAAGTCTGTAGCATCAATATCAATTGCATTTGAGAAGTCATTTCCAGGTGGAATATAATCAATCTCTTCACCAGATACAAAATAGTGATTACCTAGATTAAATGACTCTTCACTTACATTTACAATATTAGAATCACTACCATCAAAGGTAATATCAAATATTGGTTGATTCTGACAGAATAATCCAAAAGATCTCTTGTCACCATCAAAGTCCTCACTAAAATCATCAATAGGAAGAACCCTATTACCAATAAATTCTTGGTATTTTGCTAAGAATGGTAATCCAAAAAGAATCTCATTAGAGACTAACTTGTTGTTTACAGTAATTGCCTTTTCTCTTGCAGTATCAAAATCCTGAACAGTATTAAGGTCAACAATACTTGTTAAGTCAGATACTGCAATAAATGCATTAAGATCTTGACCTGTACCCATCCCAACTATTGCTGGATCATAAGAATCTGCCAATAATTCAGCAAACTTTTTATATCCAGATGTATGGTTTAAATTACTAACTAAATGATCCCATTTTTCTAAAGATATTGGAGATCTTACTGAATATGAGAAATATTGATAATAGTCATTATCATGCATTCTCTGGAAGAAACGATTTAACTTACCAGTATCTTTTTGCCATCCTTTTTTGGTTATACTATTAGAACTAATCTTATATTGACCACTAATACCATCAACAGATGATATTAAACCTTGGTTTTGAGAAGATTGACCAATAATAACATCTCCTTCAGTAAATTGATCAGCAGACCTTACTTTAAGGAATTCATTCTTATTATCATATTCCTGAACTACACCAGTATTATTATCTTGAGCAGTTATAACCTCCCCTTTTGCAAATGAATCTTTTTCAAGGAATACTTCAAATATTGGGAAGTATGCTTTAGGAGTTACCGTTCCAAATGATTCAAAGTTATCAAATAGACCAGGATCTTCTCCAGGTAACAACATATCTTTAATGTTGTAAGTAACAGTTGGGAAGTCTCCTCCAATATTTGCATCTGCTGCAGTTAAAGTAAATAACTTAAATTCGTAAGCAGATGAATTATAACCTCTACCAGGGAATGCTGATTGAACATTAGTATTCTCAACAATTACTTCTTCACCAGCTTTGAATGGGAAGGCATCTACACTAGAAAATGTTACTGCAAATGCAACTTGAACGTCACCAGTAATATTATTATAAGTTAAATTATCAATTCTTGTACCATTTGGATTATTAGTTGGCATTAGAATTGGTGTGACATTATATAAACCAGTTGTATTTCTAACAACTTCTACTTCAGTGTCACCAACATCATATCTTAAGAATGCTTCATCATTAACACGACCAGTAAATCCATCAACAACAACAATATCTGGTGGTACAAAATAGTTAATTCCTGGATCTTTAATCCTAACAAGTCGGAATTTAGATAAAGGTTCAATCTTATAAGTTGCAGGGAGTGCTGCTGCAGGTCGTAATGTAGTATCAGGTGGATAGTCAAATCCAATATCAGTTAAAACAACTTCACTTAATTGACCAATACTAGTACTTCTTGGAAGGAATAATGCTCCAGTTCCTGCAACACTAACAACCTTATCAAGATATGGTAATTTCTTATATCCTCTTCCTGTAGAATCTAAAGATATTTTACCAACAGGACCACGAGCAGATACTGATTCAGTTGTATATTCAATTGATGCTTCACCATTAACTGTGTTATAATTACTTCTTTCAGGTGTTTCAAGTATTGTATAATTGTAGGTATTAGTAGTTACTCCAGTAATAGTTTTAGTACCATCATACTTACTATCAACTAATGTCAATCTATTTGGGTTAACAATATTAAATCCATCACTAAATGCTTCTACCTTAGATGCAGATGCACCAGCATTTCTAAGAGGTTTAACACCATAATAAAGACTAGAGGGTGTTTTATCATCAATGATTAAAGTTAGATTAGCATTTTGCTGTCCAATAGTACCATTTTTAGTAACTTGGAAGTCTAATGTTAAAGTATTAATTCCTACATTCTCTTCTACAGTGAAGAATGGATTAGTGAAGGTATCATCAGTATAAAGATTAAATTCAAATGCAGGGAATCCACTATTTGCTAATGAACTATCTGATATATCAAATACAACAGTATTATTTCTATATGCTTGAATTTCTGGGTTAATTGGACTAAATCTACCATAAGATCCAGTAGTTATACCAACAAATGAGATATCATCAGCAGAACTTAACTCCTCATAGAAGTAATCCGATAGTTTAATAGTATCTTCATCAATAACAATAACATAATACATTCTAGAGTCTTCTAATCCACCACAAGGAGAATCAGAGTTATGAAGAACCTTCTGACCTTGCTTAAATCCATGACCATACATGGTAAAGCTATTATTTGTAGAATTAACCTGAGTAGCAGCAAAACCAACAGGATTTATTAATAGTCTCCTATTACCATCATCATACTTAACAACAAATGTTGTTGTTATACCAGATTTAACTGAAATACTAATTTGATCTCCATCAGTTAATCCATGAAGTTCTTCAGTTTCTACTGTTGCAGTTTTCTTAATAATATCACCAGTTATAGTATCACTATAAGTTGTCTTGAATGAATGTTCTCCTCCAGCACCAAAACTAGTAATACTTAAAAGACCAATATCATCAGTACCTACACCAACAAAGGTTCCAGTAGTACCTAAACCAACTTGATTAGTTGATATACCAATAAAGTCCTCATTAATTCTTGCAACATATAATTCTGTGTTATCAGTTAACCAATAATTTGTAGAACCAACACTAACTGCTGGACCACTACCACCAGCACCAACATTATAAATTACTTTTTCACCAGTTAATAAACCATGGCCAGGAATATGAATTCTATCTTTAATTGGACTAAAACTAGTAGCATCAGCACCTGGAGTTTGATAATATGTTTTACCTACTTTATTAGCAGATTTTAAAACCTGAGTATCATAAGTTGCAACATAAGGAGTCATCCACTCACTTTGCTCTACTTGTACACCAGCAACATAGAAGGTAGGTCTAGAATTTAGAGTTGCTCTAATAGTAGTTCCTGATCCTACAGCAATACCATCAGCACCAAACTTCATTCTGTGTGGGTTAGCATTAGTTGCTGTTGTAAACTTAAATCTCTTCCACTCTCTAGTAAGAGTTACCTTTTGATGATAATAAACATTTACAGCAGTATCATGAAGTATCATCCATACTTCTTCTCCACCGTCTTCACCTTTTAAGAATGCAGATACTGTATGAGTATTGCCAGAAAGTGTAAATAAACCATTTTGAAGTACAATGGTATCAGTAGCAGAAGTTGTTGTTGCAATTCCAACCTTAGCAGCAGAAATATTACCATCTGGAGTCTTAGAATGATAGAATGTTACTGTTCCTATTCCATTACCAGCAGTTGCTTTGGCCCAAGTACTTCCACTAAGAGATGGAGATACAGGATCTGAATAAAGAACTAAGTTTTCACTTATAGGACCAAGTGAATCTTCTGGATTAAAATAAAGAACTCTATCTAGTTTATATTGAGTTGTTGTAGTATAACCAGTATTAATAGTGAACTTTCTTGGTTTTTCAGATAAGAAATCACCTGCTAAATGTGGTTGATTAAGTGAAGAACCATCAATATTTCTCTTAAATCTAATTCTAGAGTTTTTTGTGTCAATATTGAGCACTTTAAACTGTTCACCATTAGATACATATACGTCATCTACTGCTATTGTTGGGAATGTTAAAGTACCAACAACATCAATGTAAGTAGTAATTCCTGTAGCACTTGCTTCACCAAGATCCGTTGATAGAGTTAATATATTTGTAGTAACACCAACAGTATAACTCTTACTAAATTCTGTTGCTAAAATATTAAGATTTTGGATATTTACAAGATCTCCAACAGAATAATTATGAGCAGTAGATCCAAATCCAACAAATCTACCTTTACCTAAAATTGGAGAGAACTGAATACCTTCTTGTTCTTCAACATTAACAGATATTGTATCAACACTCTTACCTTCTAGTTCAGATATTCGTGCATATACACCAGCACCTTCTGTACCTTCACTATTAAAGAATATATTGTCACCTATAGCATATCCATCACCTGGAGCAATTATATTAACAGATTCAACTGAACCTGGTTTTGTAGCAACCACTTCAGTAAATCCTTCACTGAATACGTTAGGTTGAATAAAACCTTTATACCTAGAATTATTACCTCTAATAGCATAGTCGCTAGTATATCTAACCCAACCACTATCATTAAGGTCAACAAAATCTAAACTAGAGAATTGACTAAAGTTATAACGGTTTGATCTACCCTTATAGGTCTTTCCAATAACATAAGGGAATACTGGTTTTAAATACCCAGCAAATGGTCCTGCAACCTCCTGAGTTGCATCAATCGTTAAAAAGTATGCATATGTACCATTAGGGAATTCAGGAGTCTTACAGAAGCGTCCATTGTGCTCATCTAAGTCTCCACCACCAACAAATGTATAATCTTCTACAAAAGTTCCCGATGCATATGAAGGAGGTCTAATTCCAGATACATCAACTCTTAATTCATAACCAGAGTTAAGTCGTCTTACTTGTCCACCTTCTCTATTGGCATATCCATAAGGACCATAGATTGGATAACCATCATATGACCAACCAACAATAGGTGAGTGATATTTTGTAGTATTAGTCTCATTATAAATGTCTGCTCTATAAAGAACAGAACCATCTATATCAACTGAAGTTGAAAGAAGTTTTCTTCTTAGTTCTCTAGGAGAAAATGCATGACAATATTCAATTTCTTTATTTGATGCTAATCCAAGAGCAAGAACACCATCATCTGAAGAAATTTCACCTGATAAAAGTAGTCTTTGAACTAAATTAATATTCCAAGTCTTAATCTTTGCATCAAATTTAGCACCAGCACCAGTTGGAATAACTTCTATAAAGGTATTAGTGTTTTTATAACCAAAACCAGAGTTAATAATCTTAATTTCAACAATTTTTCCACCTACAACAACTGGAGTTATAATTGCACCAGCACCATCACCAGTAATTTCTATAGATGGTACAGAATTATAACCTTCACCTTGATTATTGATAATAACGTCAATAATCTCACCACCAGATGATACAAGAGGACTTAATTGTGCATTTACACCGTTAATCAGACTAATTACTGGTTGACGGTTATAATTCATAATTTCATTATCACCATATCCATTTCCCTTCTGACTTAGAGATACAGATTCAATAGAACCTGTGAATAATGGTCTTACTTTTGCTCTAAAGTCTTGCCCAGCAAATGTTTGTACTCCAATAGGTCCATCAACACTTACTATAATTGGTGTATATGTTAATTTGTGTTTTCCAGTTCCCTGATCACTAAAATCAAAGAATCTATTATTTGTATAGAAGTAATCATCAGCAAGACTTTCTCCTGCACCAACCACAACCTTCCTAGCAATTCTAATATTATCTTTATCTACAACTTTAACCAAATATTGTGTAGTAGAAGCAACACCAACAGGGAATGAACCACCTTCATTAATGAAGAGTACAGTTTCCTTGTCTTTATAACCATGATTCTTTACGTTTAAAGTATTACTATTGATATTAACGTCAAAAGGATCAAAGTATAATGTTTTATTCTTATATCCAGCACCACCATTAACAACTTCAACAGAAGATACTATATTCTTTTTATCAAATGCTTCAATAAACTGAAGACCTTCACCATTTCCAGTAAAATCTACTGTGTTTATTCCAACAACAGCATCTTTGTAACTAGTATGTAATTTAATAGTCTTCTCATCAACTATACCAGCAAAATAAATTGATCTATCAACTAAACCACCTATAACGGTTTGATCTATACTCTTATATACAACTTTTTCTTGTGGTCTTAGTTTATGATAAGTACTAAACCCAATAGTATTTTCATTAAGATTTACATCAGAATATTCCTCTGCAGTATTAAACTGAATTCTATGAGTAACATTGGATAAATTACATTTTGCTTCCGCACCATCACCTTCTCCACCAAAAATAGATACTGTTGGATTACCACTAGAAGATATGTAATCAAAACCCTTTTCAATAATATCAATACGTTGTAATGAACCAGTAATATTACATACACCAGTAGCACCTGTACCTACATTTGAGGTTCCTGCTCCTACACCGTCTTCAATATGTAATATGGGTGGATTAATAACATCATAGTTAGAATCACCTACAGCAGCAACATCAACACCTTCAAGTTGACCATAATATACTAGATCACTAGACTTATAGTTTAATAATTCAACACCATTAAGGAACATTCCTATTTGTCCTGGTGTTGTATTCTCAGATTCATCAGCAATTTCAGGTTTACTGAATTTTCTAACAATATTTTGAGTTTTTATCTCTTTATTATAAAAATCTAGTAATTCTAACTTATTATTAGTTACTGTACCAAAAACCCTTACAAAAATACCATTTCTGATATTTGATTTACTTGTTGCAAGACTAATTGTACTTGCATTAACCTTTTTAATATAATACTGACCTTCAGGAATATTAAGGGGTATATTATTATTTGCACTATACCAAATAGGATCACCACTATAAAATGGGTTTGAACCAATGTTCAACTCAAACCCATTAAATTGACCACTGAATAGTACTGATTGATCTTTTGGTACAATTGGTGTATTAAAGTAATCTGGTAAAGAAGGAGAGACTACATAAGCATCTCTAACACCTTTTGAATCCAATGAAGTATAAACATTCTGCAAATTAGCAGATACTTTCGATAAATTTGGAAGATTTGTCGCTGCAACTTTAGATATTCCTCTTCTAACAATAAATGTTAGGTTTGCAGTTATAAGGTTTGCAGGTAAATTAACATCAAAGGTTTTTTCATCACCTACTCCAAGAACACTTATATCATAAATTGATCCATCACTGGCAACTAAAGTACCAATGTCACCTAGAGTAAATATATGATTATCATTCGTAGTTAATCTATATTGTGCTGCACCATTAATATTATTGGTTAATTTTACAATATTAATTACATCATATTCAGGTGTAATATTAGAAACCCAACTCTTATAAATCTGTTCTTCAGAATCAAATCCTAAAGATATAATTTCAACTTGATCTCCTGCTTGATAATAGTTTGATGCTGATGCATCATAAACTAATTCACCAAGAACGCCAGTTATTTTAACTCTTATATCATTTCCTTCATTATCTACAGAATATGCATAGTCTGGAGTTGTTATATCAGTAGTAACTGGAATTGCAATAGGAGCAACTAATCCAAAGAACTGGTTAGAAGACCTAGATGTATAGGTAATATCGTATATAACATTATCAATAGTAACATTAAGCGTTCCAGCATCTGGAAAACTAATAGCAGAGTCAACGTCAATATAATCTTGATTTATACCAACTGCTGATGTAATTCTTGTTTTAGGGTGAACTGTAAATTTAAAAAGTTCAATATCTGGATTATAATCAAGACTTAATCTATAGTATGATTTGTTATCTTTTATAAGTTCTTCAACTGCAGTAATAGAACCAGTTGCTTTTTGAATTTTACCTGATTCATCCTGGAATAAAGTCCTATTAACAAGATCATTAGGATCTCCAACCATTTTTTGTACTACAAGATCTCTAACGATCCTATAATCAGCATCAGATGGTTGTAATAAAAAGTCTCTTGGTTTAACAACTGATATATCAACACCAAAAAGTACTCTAAAAAGAATATCAAAAGAAGAACTAGCACCCTTAGCAGAATAAAAATCTTTTAATCTAGAGACAATAATCTTCTCATTAATTGCTTCAAAGAAGGATACATCTTCAAATCCTGGTGCATATTGTCCTTTAAACTTCCTATAGAACTCAAATAAGAATAAAGCATTTAAATTATATACTACAGAACTATTATCATGCTCTTCTACTTCAGTATCACTAAATGTTAAACTATCTTCTACTTGCCCTTTATATGATGTTATTCCACTAAATCCCCTTTCACATCCAACAAATGTAGTTGGTGTTTTAGATTGATAACTTATAATTTCATTATCAATTTGGATTAAACCATGAGTTTCAGGAAATCCTTGTGTGTTATCTACTGGTATTTCATCATTAAATATACCAATACCTTCAGTAGTATTAGTGTAGTAAACTAACTCTGATAAATTCTCTAATCTTACATATTGATCAATATTATTAAGTATATCCGACGGACCACCAGGTTCTTCCAAAGATTCATAGTACGATCTAAGGAATCCTTGGAATTCAGGATAATTGTCCCTAACAAAACTAGGAACCTGGTCCTGTATCAGGTGGCGGGCTTTTACTCTATTTTGCATATCCTTACAACCTTACGTATTCCTCGTCGGTGTAGCTAGATGATACTATATATCCCGATCCTGAGAGCTCTGCTCCAGAGGAAATTGTGTCGGAAACCATATTGATATGAGATGAAGATGTACTTAATTGTAGATATAAATCTTGCTTTCCAATAATGTCATTTGACTTTGGAATAGCAGAGACCTCAATTATTTGGTCTCCAGATGCCTTTTTAGTAGTAGCAGTAATATTTAGAGCGTTAATGGTAATCTCACCCTTCTTATAGTCGATTTTACCAGCATTCTGACGCACAACTACAGGTGTTTGTGTAGCATCCAATTTAAATATAACGATCTTTCCAGTCATTAGGTCTTTATCTGGGATATCACTAAAGTAAACAGTGCCTGTTATACCACTAACAGAGACACCAGAAGTCTTAAAGTTGTACCCAGTAGCATCCTTAACATGGAATTCATTACCAAAACAAATCTCATACTCAGCAAATTGGTTGAGTAGGACTTTTAAATCCCTTCTCATACTCATCTTTGTGATGTTTGAGGTAATTGCACGATCAGAATCGTCAATTAACTTAAGGAATTTACTATATTTGAACCTAGAACCATACTTATTCAAGTCTGTAGATGATGCATACTTCTCAATATTGGTTGTTATAACACTTTTTAACTGTTCTGCAGTACCTAAATTGGTATTATAGTAAACAGAAGTGTTATATTCAATATGAAGGAACTTCAAATCAACAAATTCAGGGACAATTCCTGCAACTGCATACTTTTTAAGAGCAGTTTTTAAATTGTCTTTGATATTATTTGGTAAATATGTACCATTTCTTGGTTTTACTGTGATATAAACCTTACCAAATTTTGGTGGATTAAGTTCTTCACCACCATAAACAGATACAGACTCAGTTTCAGGGAAGATTTGAGGTAAAATTGTCTCATAATCAGTCGCTGTTACTGCTCTATTTTGGGAAGCATATACCCTAGGAGCAAATTTTTTGATAGAAGCAATAGTTTCAATTGATGTTCCACCACCAGATGCCTCATCAGCAGTTACAATTGGTGAAGAAAGTTTGACTATATTGCCATTATTGTCATGTAATCTACCCACAAAAGTAAATTCTGAGACTCCATTTGCTTCTGATGCCACTGTAGTGATATAAGAAGCAATAATATAGTTCTTATCTTGCAATTTTCGACCAAAAATACCATCACCAAAGAAAATTTCATACCTTTGGTCGTCAATTTCATTCAAAAAGAAGACATCATCAGTACTTTTCAGTTCAGTAATGTTATTTACGTACTTATATTTCCTACTTATAGAACTTTCTTTAGATTCTCTTACATCAACTCTCAATAAAGAGTTATCAATGTTGGTATTATTGAGAATAAAGCGTTGATCTTTGTTTAAAGCATCATAAGTAAAGGTTTCTGTTAAATAAATTCCCTCATATATGCTTATTGCATCAAAACTAGCAATACCACCAGAGACTGGAACGGTAATATCTTCTGGAATAGAGAATGTATAACTCTGTTTACCAAAATTAGAGGCACTTGTTGCTACAATACCCTTTTTAAGAGTAATTGCAGTAGGGTTTGTAGTTAAAGTACTAGTAGATAAGAAGAATGATATCTTTGCTTTTGCTGATATATTTGATCTAGGTATATAACCAACGTTTCTTGCTAATGATACAACGTTTTCTCTTAGTGTTGCACCATCAATAAACACCTCATTAGACAGCATATTGGCATTATATGCTGATATGTAAGTGTTATATGCTAAAGTGTCTAATAAGATGGAGAAATTAGACCCATCAAAGTCAAAATCAGTGAAATCACTGTTAGTACGCAGGTAACTTTTAACCTGCGTTTTTATTTGATCAAAGTCTAAGTTTGAAAAATTTACTAATGCCATCTATCGAGTCGGTAATAAGACAAATGATAACTGTTGTGGTTGTGCATCAATACCAATTATCAGATATACTAAAGTCACATCCATTGCATTATTATCAAAGTCTGGTTTGACCTTTACATCATCAATAGTTACCCTAGGTTCGTAGTTTTTTATAACTGCTTCAATCTCTCTCCTTAAATTATCTGCAGTAAAGGAGTCTACATTCTCAAAAAGTAATCTATTTACTGCACATCCTAAACTAGGATTGAACATTTTCTCACCTTGAAGGGTGAGTACAAGATTTTGCACAGAACGAGAGATAGCAGACTCATTTTTAAGCACTAATAGGTCTTTCGTAAGAGGATTTCTCTTTAACGACAGACTAATATCCTTAAATCCAACACTGGATCTCTCTACGGGCATGATATTTATTTAATACTATTATTTAATATCTATTTAGACACTTCCCAATCAGTTCTTTCCGTAGAAGGATCGTATAGTTCCTCTTTCGGTAAATCAACATTGCGTTTAGCAATCTTTTTTAACTGATGATCCGAATCAGTCTCTGTTATAAGACTTCTGTTGTCAATTTCCACTAATTTGCCTCCAATATTCCTTTTAAAATAACCAGGATTATGCCAGGTATCCATATTTCAAGGACGTATGCCGTATATATTTATCTTCGGAATTTCTTTTTATTTATTTCGTCTAATTGTGCCTCTAAAATAACTTCCATACTCCTTATATTATCGTAAAGATATTCTTCCCAATAATTGTCCTCTATTAAATCATAGAGATGGTCAATATGCTCTAAAGCGTACATTAGTTTGGTTTGATCGTTCATTTTCATTGGGAGTCTCGGAAGGGATAGTGTTCTTTTTCATGCAAAAGATACATTTGTTGCTCAGTACTTAAATCAGGATACAATGAATGCCACACTAAATCCCCAGCAATACATATACGATATTCATCTGATGTATAACCAGGGAATACCATATGATTTATATCACTAGGGAAGAATAACATTGTACCTTCTTTAGTTTTATCTAATTTAAAATTACTTCTATGATGTTGACCCATAATATCACTATAGGTAAACATAAAATCACTTGCATCAGGGTGCATATTGAACCCTTTCTCCTCATCTCTCCAATCAGTTGGTATTTTGACCCATATAACAAAACTGAATACTGCTTGATGGTGATGCAAGGTTACATAGTCACCTGGTTTATTAATTCTAACCCAGAGTTTATGTATACCTAGTTTATGCCTATGAGTACTTCTATCGTTTGCAGGTATATCCCACTTCTTTAAATACTGATCAACAGCATCATATGCTAATTTACTTATCTTACGTTCTGGATCTTCTAAAGGATATTGATTATATCGTTCATCGTCTCGGTTAGGAATGTTATTAACAATATCTTCTAAGTCTTTAATACTCTCATCATTTAATTTTAATTCTAGTATACCAAAGTTAGGAATAGGGACAGATTTAATTTCATTAAAACTCATACCCCTTCCTCACCTTCCAGTCAGCATACATTGCACCATATACCATACCTTCATGTGACTTAATCTCCGCACCATCAAGAAGTTCTATCTGTCTTTTAGATAGTTCTCCTTTCCGCATATCTTTGTATTCTTCTGGAAAACGAGCGATTGCGGTGATTAAGTCTTTTACATTCATTTACCTTGTCCTTTATATCTCTTTTTAGCACCATTTCGAGAGGTTGCTGCATATTTTGTATGCTTGCCTCTTCCTTGTCGAGTTTTTTTGGGGATTGTCTCTACAAATTGGGAAGATCCCCATGCTCCTGATTTAGTTTTGACGGGCATTACTATCTCCGTTGTGGTTGTACATCAATTTTATCTGGGTCTATATTATTCTCTTTGTCCGAGAAAAAGCGGTCAGCATAATCTTGTATAACTTCCCCCAATTCCTCTTCGGTGAGACACTTATAAAGTAACTCACCATTATAGTAAAGGTTATAAAGGGTTCCGTATATCATTAGATAACACGCATCTTCTCATGACCGACTCTGATACGAGGGTCGCACCAAGTCTCTACCTCTGCTTCTTTGGCATCTAGACAGAATGAGACATCTTCGCCACACATGTCCTGAACATTGCCAGACTCAAAGACTTGCATCTTAGGAGCAAACCAAGGATATTCGAGACGCTCAAATACACCCTTACGAATAAGAACCCAACCAAATCCTGTATAATCGACAGTAAAAGGTTTGCGTCTCTTACTCATAGACTCTACAGTCTCGTGATTCATAACTCCTCCGTTCTTACGGAAGTCATCTTCATCTAACCAGTGAGCAACTGAAGTAGTATGTCCATCTTCAGTAGCATACCAACCTGCTGCAATCTCTCGCTCTGCGACAGGATTGCCTTCTTTATCTGGAGCAGGAACTGCTAGATCACATAATTGCCAGAACTTCTCTGTATTGAATACAATGTCACTATCAATCCATAACTGATAGTCATACTTAAGTTTACCATCCCAAGGTATCTGCTTAGGACCACGTAGTACGTTAGCACCTAATACTTTGCAACGTGCAAAGTTAACCATAGAAGAGTAATCTTGTGAGATCTGAATACTCATCTGATTTTGAACTAAGTCAAAACAGAGTTGTACAAAGTTCTTCAAGAACTGATAAGAACATCCTCGACCTGGAAGACAAAAGACTATTGCCTTACCTCTCATGCGTTCTTTAATTTTGTCGATATCCCAGTCTGGAGCTTTTGCTTTTGGGGCAGCTGCCTTCACCGTAAATCCCTTTGCCATAACCTTTGGTAATGTAGTTCAATTTTACTGTAATATAATCCAATTGTCAATAAGAACCTTCCGTAAGTTCTTTGTCTACCTCATTATCAAGTTCTTCATAATCTAGCTTATCTGGATGATTTTTAATCCTTTGCTCCCAATGCTTATGGAATGTCTCTTCAGACACACAGGGGGCGATACATGTTTCTTCGTCGTAGATATGGTAGATTTTTTCGGTCATGAGTAAGTGTAGTAACAACTTAGATTATCTAAGGGGGCACGAACTATTAATGAATGAGTTTACTAGACCCAGACCGCTCTGAATGCCCGTGATTATTTATCGACCCTTTTGGAAGGATTTTTTCCCTGAGAATTTTTCTATATGCATTATAACACACACTCGAATTGTCACCTCTGTAGGTTAGGGTCTC